GAAATCAGCTCACTAGAGTTATTTTTGAACCCGTCCACCAGCGACTTCAGCAAGTCCATTCCGATCTGTAAAACCATCGGGATAATGACCGGCGCAAGTTTTACAATCAGGTTTCCGATTGTTTTCATGATCGACGTAAAAGCGCTAGTCAATTTTCCTATATTGTCCTGTACGTATTTCAGGAGCTTAGGAAGTCCCTTTTCTACAGCACTAGCCAAAATAGGTATAGAATTCAAAATTATAGAACCGATTGTCTCCATGATAGATAAAATACCCGACATGATAAGGTCGGCGTTATCCTCAATTATTTTTAACAAATCGGGTAGCAGGTCGCCTATGGACTGAAAAATGGTCGTAAGCGCTGAAATCGCAACGGGTAAAATGGTTTCGAGTATGCCGGGGAGCTGTTCATTTATAATGCTAACCAAGCCCGGCAAGGCGTCGGCTATGGACTGTACAAGAGACGACGCGGCCGACAAAATGGCCGGCAAGGTCTGTTCTATCAGTGGCGGGAGCTGTTCACCGATAACAGGTGCAAGCTGTTCTATGGCCTGTCCGATACCACCTAGCGCCTGTACGATTGTTGGAACGGCATTTTTGAGCGCAGTGCTTGCCGTTGTGACAACGTTGTTTATCAGTTCGCCTAAATCTGCGTTCGGGTCGGCAAAACCAGTAACAAGGTTTTCCCACGCCGCCTTCAATGAGCCGAAAGAACCAGCAATAGTTGTAGACGCTTCTCTTGATGTTGTTCCTGAAATTTGAAGATCTTCTTGTACAATTTCGATAGCGTCGATAATGTCATTGAAAGACATTGCATAATTGCCGTTTTGGTCGCGCGACGCCTTAAAGGTGCTATCAAGCTTTTCGGCATCAGCAATAAGGCGTTCCATCTCCTCTTTCGTTCCGCTGTACGGGAGGTGAAGATTATCAAGCATGGTGTAGTTCTGCCTCGCGAAACCTTTATATGCGTGTTCGATTTCCGCAATATCACCACCGAACGTGTTCCAGTTGTCACTGATTTGACGCATTGCCTTGTCTGTTTCCTCAGCGGCCTTTAATGTGTCACCACCGTACGAAGCGACAAGGGTTGCACTAAATTGCGTCGCCGTCTCCATGTACTTATTGGCACTCATGCCGGTAGTAGCAAAGGCGTTCTTCGCCTTATCCATGATATACTTTTCGGCTTCTGCGTTTCGCTCGTAGTCTGCCCGTGCTTCTTCTACCGTCTTGTGCTGTTGTGCCGCCCAGTCCTCAAGCGACATGTTCATGTTACCGTATAGCTTTTGTACACCGCCTACCAACTGTTGATAATTCGCGTACGCACTATATGACTGTTTCGCAAGCGCAACAACCCCGGCGACGGCACCGCCCATTGCGGCCGTGGTCGCTTTCAATGCAGTTGTAGTCGCATTAAGGGCAAGTGTCCCGACTTTGCCCAGTGCCGAACCCATTGTAGAACCGACTTTTTTAACGGCCGCCGTCAATTTCTCGACTTTCTTGTGCGCCTCTTCCATTTTCTTGTCGAATTCTTTCGGATCTACGCCTATTTTTGTAAGTAGCTTGTCCTTGAATATCTTGCTTTTCTTCAAGTCCTTTTCTACTTTGTCCATGTCCTTGTCAAGCTGTTTACGATCTACGCCCAGCTTAACAAAAGCCTCAAAAGCATTAAACGCCATAATTGCCTCCTACTAGCTCATTTTCTGTCTCAGGTGATCTATTACCTGTTCCGCCGTTTTCGGTTTTTCCTTTTTCTCCGGGTGCAATATGTCATAGAACCGGGACGACAACGACGAACCGCCGGCCATATTAGCCGTGTTCTCGGTAAGAATTCGCATACCCTCGCCCATATAGCACGCGAACGCCTCTAGTATATTCTCCTTGCGCAAAGAGGCCACGCAATGTTGCATTACGTAGCCTCTCCCCAGTACCTCTAGTAAATCAAGTCGAATTGTAGTAATTAGCTCACCGAATTTATCAGCCCCGACTTCATCAATGAGGAAAAAAAACCCACTACGTCCTCGTCGTTAAGCATATCAGCAAACGCGTTAAGGAGCTTAAACGGCTTTTCTTTCTCGGTTTCCTCGGGTGTAAGGAAACACATGAGCCCCAAAAGCTCAAGAGTTTTCTCAGCGTTCGCGTCAAGCGCAGCATCAAGCATGTCCGAAATATTTTTCTTTGCCTGTGCCTGAATACGCAGGTTGTTTTCAGTTTCGGCCTTGATTTTTTCGGCGTCTGTCATTGTGTCCTTGATTTCTACAAGGTCACATGTGCGCTTTCTGATCTCAAGTACGCCGGTGTCTTTTAACCAGTCCTGCACCTGATGTCTGATCTTGTTGCACTGTCTCAGAAATTCGACGTTAGAACAATTTGCAAGGGTTTTCATTTCTCATTAAGCTCCTTCTTCTGTGCGCTCGTAATAGGTCTTGTTGGCGTCTACGGCCGTATCGTTGGTCTGAATGTATGTGTCACCACTCAGAACGTACCAGCCCTCAGTTTTCGGGTTCTCGGATCCTACAGGTGTTACCGCAGTGAACGTATAAGCCGCCGCGCTCTCGTCCAGTTTTTCAAGAATGTAGTATTCCATAGGCGACGCGTCAAGGTCTGCGATTGTCGGGTGCGGCGTGATCGTAAGCGAAAGATTGCCCTTGCCGTTCTTAGACGTGGTAAGGGAAAGTCCGCCCGTAGAAATACTGTCTTTCAGGTGAACAACAAGGATCTTGTTTTCGTCCACCATGTCACCGATCCACCACATTTCGGTAAAGTCGGCAAGCTGTACCTGTCTACGTGCACGCACGCCGCCGTTTGCCATTTCCTCAGCCGCGCCCAGCGCAAGTTTCAGTGTCTTTTTCGTGATCTCGATAATCGACACCGCAAGAGAACGTGTGCGCCCGGTGATCCTAGCGCCCTCCTTTGTCCCGTTCGGTGCATTATTGACATCCTCTAAGAAGTCTGTCCACTCAGCCGTATCAGTGATTGTAAAATCGCCCGTTGTTGCCGCGATAATGTCGGCGTCGGCCGGTGGTACTACGTGCGTAATGTCGAACGCCGACAAAAGTGTACCAGCGTCAACCTGCATGTTGTTAGCCGCCGTTGCGGCCAGTAATGAAGCACTCCACATAATTTTTCCTCCTGTTATAAAGATATAAATTCCATCTCTACGTTAAGCTCAATAGCTCGTATCTGTTCGTCTGTCGGATCCTCGGGTGCCTGTCTCGCCCATCTTTCAGGTTTCCGCACCTTGAGCACGCCGCCGTCAAATTCAAGCACTCGGTTCATGTTCGGTTCCATTTCTGTAACCTTGTTTGTTACCTCAGCGTTTGACGTGCCGTAATACCACACTTTCGCCGAAATAGGTACCGTCTCATTGATAGAACCTATCGCCGGCTCATACGTGATATACGGGGGTGCAAGTGGTACCATGTTGCCCTGATCGTCGGGAATAGTCGCGGGTACGGTCTGTTCGTTGAACGCCCTCAGCCCGAAACTCTCCCAGTATGCCTGCTGTACTTCCCACTTGTTCACGCCTGAATTGCCTCCGTGATCTCGAATTCCTCGCACTGTACGACTTTAGCGCCCACCGGCGAAATACTAGGCGCCTTTAGAACGTCCGACGTTCTTACCCGATATGTCTTGCTTGTCTTTTCTCTCATGAATACCGTGTGATATTCAAGAGGTACGCCGTTATCTACCGTCACGCCTACCATGCTTTTCTCGGTATTGATACCAGCAATGGCCGCTTCTACACTTGTATTCTCAGCGATAACCGCGTCAAACTCAGCCCCGCGCGTGTACACTGTCACATAGCCGCCCACCTTGTCGCGTGTGACCGACTTGTTAAGCAGTACACATGTTTCTTTCATGCTGTCAAGCAATGGGCTAGAAAACGCGTTCATATTTTCCTCCACTGAGAAAGTTTAGGTGCAAAAGCCGCCGCCCACGCCCCGTCTGATCCCGTCGCGCCACTCGAACTAGCCATAGAATACGAATAGCTACTACCCGAAATACTCTCAGACGAAAACGGAGAATTTACAGCGTCTCCGTACTTAGACCACCATGCGTCGTCCTCTGCCGACAATGCGATAAAGTCACTAGGAATTGCAAGTAACCACACGGCGCCCTCGAATGATTCATCACGCAACCCGGTAATACCGGCCGCCTTGTATTCGTACACGCCGTCGTTAAGAACGGAGCCGACTATGCGCACGTATTGACCTTCCAGCGGGGCGAATTCGCCCCCTACGCGTGTAAGTACGGTGTTTTCGATCTTAAATACACCGAATACCTTTTCACGCTCGAAATAGTTTCTACAGTAACCACATAGCCGGCTCAGCATGATCTTACTCCTCCTCGTCCTCGTCAACCTCGGCAATGAGTGCGACGCCGCGCTTGTTTTCTGTGCTTGAAAGCTCGGCAATTCTTGCCTTGCTTGCACGCTTGCCCTTGCGCGGGTATGTATCGCCCTCGTTATACAGGTGCCCGTTGTCCTTCAAGTCCTTAAAACGAACAATTACACGCCACATATTAAGCTCCTTCTGTGTCGCCGCCCTGACTGTTGTCATTGCTGTTGTTGTTGCTGTTGTCGCTGTTAGAGGCGATTGTGTGAATAGCTACACCGTCGGCGTACTCATACCACAACTGCATACCAAGAACCGCAAAAGACGCGCCTACAGCCGTGTCATACTTGCCCTGAGCGCTAAAACCAATAAGGTTTGTCTCGCCCGAAACAACGTAGTTAAGCCCCAGCTTCTTGATACCGGCACTAGACGGATCGATGTAGTACAGAACCATGTTAGACGACGGAACAGCAATTACCTTTCCGCGTTCGATCTCAGAACTGAGGATAAGTGTCTGCGCACCGAGGAAATTCTTGATGTAATCGACACCGAAAGCGGTCTGTACGGTGATATTCGCCGCACCGAGATACTCGTACACGTCAAGAGTGTTCACGAACACTACAATGCTTGTAATGTCCTTACGCATTGTCTTGAACTTGTCCTTGACCTTACCGATTGCCATAGAAACGGCCATCTGAAAAGTCGCATACTCGCCGGTCATAGCGCTTGCGTCGTTCTGCAGGAACGTATAGAACCTGTCAAGTACGTTTTCCTGAAGCTCATTCTTAAACGCGTCGTCTGTCTTTTCAATAGCGACTTCTGCGCCGTAACGTGTCACGTCCTCGATTGTAACGGCCTTAGCGTACTTTTCCAGCGAAATCTCGCCTTTTGTAGCCTCTACTACGGTGGCCTTAGAATAGGGAATAACAGCACCGGCCGGAACCGCGCCGCTCTCAAGCGATACGGACGCTGTATAGGTTCTCAGAACGGAGCCGTCCTCTTTCTTAACCGGGCGTGCAATACCGAGAATTTCGCGCAGACTGTCCCAGTTACGCTCAAACTGTGTTACGAAGTCGATCTCTCGTGCACTGATATTAGTAAACGTGTTCGGAAGTGCACTTCTAGGATCTGTCGTGGTTTCTACTGTGTTAGGCATGTTTTTTCTCCTTTACTCGTTTGTGTCTGAATTAAGGTACTCGTCCCACGCCGCCTGACGTTCGGCCGTGTCCTTAATTTCCATGATCTCTTGTTTTGTTTTCTTGTGGCCGCCGCCCGTCTTTGGCGGTGTAGCAGTCTTAGCCCCGGACACTTTAGTTGTACCGGCAAACTCGCTAAAGTCTGTCTTAACGGTTTTCAGTACATCATCTGCAGTGGTGATCTCGCCTTTATCATCAAGCTTCAAGCCGTCAAGGTCTGAAATCTTAATGATCCTAGCGTGATACTTTTCGTCGATACCGGCCTTTGTAAGAATCTTCTTGTAAGCCTTTTCGACTGCACCGCGTGTCTTGGCCGCCTCTGTTTCGGCCTTGTAATCGTCGTATTCCTTTTTCAACGCGTCATAGTCCTTGCCCTCGGTCGCCTTCTTTAAGTCGGCGTTCTCCTTTTCAAGCCCCGGTACCTTTTCGGCCTCTGTCTTGTATGTGTCGCGCTCTTCTCTCAGCGCTTCAATACTTGCCGTGTGTCCTGAAATAATCGCGTCAACGGCCGCGCTCATGTGTTCACTATCCACGCCCGCCGCGCTCAAAATCTCTCGTACTTGTGCCTTAGTAAGTGCCATGTCTCGTTGTACCTTCCTTTCTTTCGGTTCCTGTTCTCTAGGAATTCAAGTAAAAAATACGGGTGTATAGCGCTCTTTTGCTATACACCCTAATAATATTTCTTTTCCGCTCGTTTGTAAATGTCAATACATTTTGAAACGCTAGAACTTCAAATTGTCCTTGAAATACTGTTCTATCTGTTTCTTATTCCTGACAATGGCGTTCTTTAAGAACCTGTTGGGTGGCATACCACGCGTGGCGTGAAATTGTCCTTTTTCGTCCCTGTATACCCACTTTGTGCGGCGTCCGTTCGGGTGATATATACCCGTGCCCTCGTGCACATATACGGCGTATCTGACGTTCGTCCCGACGTATACGGCCGTGTCGTCCTTGTCCATGTCCACACGATAATCAATACTGCCGCGCAAACGCCCGGTATCTACTCGTGTAGGTGATCTTTCCAGCTCGTCGCCCGCTTCGCCCTGTAAGAATTCACCCACGGCCTCAAGAGTGCGCTCAAGTGCCTTTTCTAATTCCCTGTCGAATTCTTTTCTATGTGAAATAAAGTCGTCCATGATCTCAGCCGCCTTTCTGTTTCTTTTTTGAGTATACGGGCTTGCTGTTTTTCCATTCATCATACGACGAATACCCGCGTATTACTCTTTCTAGGTTCGCTGTTGGTTTTAGTCCTTTCGGTATGTACTTTATCATGCACCGGCAATTATAAACAAGGCGCCCCGGTGCCGTTGGATCCCCCGGGCACTTCATTTCGTACCCGTCCACATTGAACGGTTCTTTGACACCTACTTGTTGCCCGTCGGCCTGTCGGTGCGCGTGTCGTGTCCGGGTATCATGAACGGCAACCCATTCTCGCACGCCCTCTATACCCATTTCTTCGCCCCTTATATAAGCGTCTGTGCGCCCCATATTAGAGGCGGCCGTTGTCATGGTTCGCGCGTTCCTGACTGCCGCATGGTAATTTCGTTCGCCCAGCGTCTCAGTGACACGGCGCGCTATGTCGCCTATACTCTCGCCCTGCATAATCGCTTGTATCATGACCGACTGTATTTGCTGTTTTTCCCATAACAGCTCCCCCGCCTCGACTAATTCACGCAACCGACGCGGTGACGGCATGGGTAACAAGTCCGGGTTCTTTGTTACAAGTGTCTGTATTGCGTGCCGGTCGTACAACACAAGGTTAGTATTCACATGTAGCCCGCTTTCGATCTCATACAGCCCGAAATTATAGTTACTAGCGTACGTTTCCACGATCGAACCGTAAACCATAGCCCGTGCTATATTGTTTACGTTCAACATGTCATGCGCTAGTACGTCTTTCATAGCCTCCCAGCGCTTACCAACGGCTATTTGTCCCTTTTTCCAGTTAAGATACTCCTGTTCGGTGACTTCGCCGGTCTCTACTTTAGCGCGCCACTCAGCGTCTTTTCGCTTAAAGTCTCGCATGTACTTGTCAAGCGACTCCTGAGCCTCAATAGTCGCTTGTGCATATTCCCGGCGCAGTCGTTCCTCTAGCTCTTTCAGCTCGTCCTCGTCCCGGTTCCACTGTTCGTCCATGCTTTACTCCTCTACGGTCTCGTCTACCTCGTCTGTCTGTTCTTCTGTTTCTACGGATCCTTCGCCCTCAGTCTTTGCGCCGCTGCCCGGTGTAATAACCCCGCCGCCCGTCATCCTTTTTAGCTCGTTCTCGTGCATTTCGTCTATCATATCGTCGGCAAGGTCGCCGTCACCCAGCAAGGTAAGTAATTTCTTAGTGACATACTCGGGCGTGAAATACTGAGCCGACTGCAGAACCCAGCCTATTGTTTCACCCGTATTCACGATATAGTCGCGCTGGAACGTTACTTTGTCGTCGATACCGGCAAGCACTAGAATAGCCTCGACGGCCTCGCCCACCTGATACTCGTAATCGGTCGCTTTACTGTCCGACGGCTTGTAGCTTGCCGTGATCTGAGTAGCCGTAACCGCCCCGCTTGCGATTTTATCGGTGTCAAGTGCCATGAAGTCACGGTATAAGTCGTGTTCAAGCCTATCAAGCAGCCGTTCTCTAGCCTCGTACGGGATCTGTACCGTAACCGGCTCTATCTCTTGCCCATCTGCAGGAGCCGCAACCGCTAGTTTTTTCAGCCTGTCCATGAACCGCGCTAAGTCGGGATCTTCCATTCCGCCCGCCGACTTGAGCACCCAAAAAACCTGTGCTTGATCCAAGTCGTTTTCGAACCCGTTTTTAATAAGATCGTAGGCGTCTATACCGTCCTGAATACCGATAATTTCGGACTGTCTCTCCTCATTCGCCCATAACGGGACAATGGGGAACGCCGGGTAATTGCGCCACTCTATGTCGGTTGTCTCGTCGGCCGGGGCGCTCTTTTCGATCTTAATGTATCCCTGTTTCGGGTGCAATACCTCGCCTTTTGTCTTGATCTTTCCTTTTTCGTCACGGTTCCATATATACTCGGTGTACCCGTCCTCCTCGTATAGTGTAGCCCTTAGCGGCTTGTCACTTGCCACCTGCCACCAACGGACACCGCCACGGAGCGCCCCGTTTTCCTCGTCGATATACGGCGCAAATGACCGGGCAAGAAATACCTCAGCATGGTCTAGGTTCCAAAACAGATACGACACGCCACCGATAAGCGCCCACTTGCCCGCCTTCTGTACGGCCTTGTCAAACTTGACACCGCCCAGCTTGTTCTTAGTCTTATTGTCACCGAACACGCAACCGTTACCCAGTGAAAAGCTGTTCTGATCCGTAACAAACCGCTTAAAGAACCCGCTCACGACTTTGTGGTTCGCGCTCCATTCGTCCGGCACAATGCGCCCTGTTACCGTTGTAATCGTTTTCTCGAACCTTGTAATAGTGCGGTTCTTTTTCTTATAGTATTCCTCAGCAAGTACGGCCGTGTTATACAGGTCGTCGCTCATGTACTCGTCAATCGTGGCGCGTACAAATTCCATTACCTTTTCTTCGTTCCTTGTCACGCCCTCGCCCGTGATCTCTAACAAGTCCTGATACGTTTTCATGGTCTGCCTCCTGTCCCTTTTTACATCATATTACCAAAATACGGTACTTTGTGCACCGCTATTCGCTTAGTTTTGACGAAATACCGCGTGTCGTCCATTGCGTGATCGTTTACCTTTATCGGTCTATCGTCGCCCGCCTTAACCGCTTTCTCGTCCCACACATACGCCTGAGCCTCTTCACGCCACGCCTTGCAACGTGGGGAAACCTTAATTTTCTCAGTCTGAATTGCGCTTGCCGTGTCTCTGATCCCATCAAGCACGGCATTGTCTGCCGGTATCGGTCTACACCACTTGCTTTTTCTAAGTAGTGTAATGAACGACGCCGCCGACGGATCGATAATAACCGGCATTTTATCTAAGTATTGCGCCTGATAACTAGCTATTGCGGCTTCGCGCTGTTCCATTATAGGCGCTACAAGGTTCTCAAGGTCTATCAAGTATTCCTCGTCTGTCTTTTGCCGTCCCTCAGTGCGGCCGCTGTAGTAGAATTCCTTTATACGGTACCACACGGCGCCGTACTTGCCCCACAACCCAGCAGAAAACGCGTTCATGGTTCCATAGTCAAGCGACACGCAGTATTCACTCGGTACCTGATCCCGTGGCGGTTCCTGTATAGCGTCCTCCCACATGGGGTATATAAGCCCCTCAGCAATGCACCGTTCGCCCAGTATGTCGCGCCGGTACCACATGGAGCCTATTTCGTACTGACTTTCGATCTCAGCCCGGCGCTCGTCCGATATACTCAGATTGTCCCTAATAGTGAAGTGCTCGTACTGATACCCGCCCACGTAGTCCGTTAAATACTTGTCTACGTATTGCTTATAGATACTGTGCGCCGGGTTGCATGGGTTCATGTCCCATAATACCAGCGGTCGAACCGCCGCCACCTGACGGCCAAAAGCAACCTTAATAAAGCTCGTTCGGGAGTCGTCGCTGTCGTAGTGCTCGTTTATCTCGGTTGCTATCCATAACCCGTAAGAGTTACCCAGTATTTTCTTGTAGCTGTCGCCCTTGCCACCGCCTACGAATATAACGATCTTCTCTCCCGTCTGAGTAGCTATAAATAGGGCGTCATTGTCTCGGTACTTGCCCCACTTGCAACGGCCGCGGAACAGATTTTCCAGCCCGTAACCATTGCACACTCCTATATTGAGCTTTGCATTACCGATCGTCGAACCACTAGCAAGGTGGATCTTATCTTTACATGTCTCTAGGTATATGGCCGCAATAATACAGTGGTCTATTGTCTTGCCTGATCTAATGGCGCCCTCAGCAACGTTCATTTTGTTCTTGAGCGCGTTCTGTATATATCGCTTGTGTTTCTCTGAGAACGGCGCCCAGTCAATCTGTTGTGTTTTCTTCACTGTTGGCCGTCCTTTCGTGGATCTCAAGTAACCGGGCAAGCGGCGTTAAGTCCTCTACATTCAATTCTTCCATAGCGTGCATGGACTTTGCACGGGCTTCTAACAATTCCACCTGAGCGTTCATAAGCCGCTTTTCTTCGCGTGTCTGCGTCTTTACACCGTACAAGTCGAATATAAGCCGGGTTGCCTGTATACATTGCCGGTTCTTCGGATCCGTCGCAATTTTGAACAGGTTTATAACCATAGCTTGCGCGCCTGTCATGGTCGAACCGTCTTTCATGGTGTATTCATTATTGAGCACTTCCGAAACGGTTTTTTTAATGTCGGCCTTACGGCGCCGGGACTGTGCCGACGCCTTAGCACCCTTCAAACCGATCTCCCGTGCTTTATCCGTGGTAAGAGGTATTAAATTGTCCTTCCCGTCATGTCTTGCCATTTTCTACCTTTTTTAAGCCTGTTTTTGCACATTTTGTGCAAATTTGGACGTTTTATTGTCGAATTCTGAAATTATAACAAATCAGGGCGTTTGCTGTCTTTCTTGATTTTCTTCATACGATCTATAGCCGCGTCATATTGTCCTACTACTTCCTCCAGTGCGGCCTTAGTCCCTAAGTCAAAAGCGCTTTTTGCCTCTGAATACGGCTCTAATTCCCTTTTTACGCTTTCTTTTTGCCGTTCCATAGCACGCACGGGATCCCCTATAGCGCTTGCGTAATTGCGCATGTACGCTTCTATGTCGTCGCTTGTGCCGTTCTTAACGAAATCAAGCCGTAACGGGGCGTCTGACATTTGTCTTTCAATTTCGTCATTGTACGCCTCTTTATATTCCGGGGTACTTTGCGCCCCACTTGCTTTTTCTTTTGCTCTTGCACGTCTTGCCTTTCTTGCAGCCGGGCTCTCACCTGATCCCATAATGTCCTCCTATAACAAATAGGGGCGACACACTCGCCGCCCCCGCCGTATCACTTCTTTTTGCTTGTCGGCTTCTTGCTGGTTTTCTTAGTCGCCTGTTTCCCGAAAAACTTTTCCCTGATCTCTTTCGGAAGATACCCGGACGGCTCAGAATATGTGATCCTATCGTTCTTTGCCATTGCTTACACCTCCTTTTTATTTCATGTACCCATCTAATACTTTCATAATAGCTTTACTCTCAGCCTTAGCTTTCCCGCCATTGCAGAACACATCGGAGAACGCCTCAGCTATAGCCTCAGCCTCATTTGTTGTTGCGTACCGAGAAATTGCGTTTTCAAACTGTACGATACCCCGGTGCTTACTCTTGCCGGTCTTTGTCTTTGTCTGTTTCCTCGCCTCTGACACGATCTTCTTAGCGGCCGTGTCCATGTCCACTCCCAGCTTCTGCGCCACCTTGTCGTTCAAGGCGTGCCCGTACTCATGAGCAACAACGGCCTCTGTGCCTGTCTTGTTACCTCGTGACGGGTGAAACCCTGCTGCCACACACGCATCATACGCGCCCGTCATTTTCTCACTGTCCATGAACGTGCCCGAAATACCCAGCGTGCCGTCCTGCTTGTAATAGCCCATAACAGAACCGTCTCTAAGGTCGCCTACTACTAGACTACTAACCACGGCGCCCTCGCCGTACATGCCCACAATCGCACGATCCACACTTAACGCCTCGTCAATAGACGGGTTGCGGGTTGTGCTTTCTGAATACAGCATGTCCTCCTCAGAAATAATGTCACCCGGCTTTAAGCCGCCGCTCTTGTTTCGTGTAACGCCACCCGGGCTACTACCTGATCCCATTTTCTTCTCCTGCCTTTCTCGGGGTTCTCTTGTGCCCCGGTCTGTATTTATTGTTCTTCCTGTTCCATGTTTGACTTGCGTGTCTTTGACATTTCATTGAGTTTTTCGCGTTTGTTTGCATAGAATGACGGTATACGGATAATATTTCCCTCTACGCCATCTATCATATCACCGTAATACAATATTGTCGTAGGGTTAAGCCTCTTTATCATTTCGTTGTACCCGGACACGAAAAGATTATCATTTTTGCCGTTCCAGTTATCGTCATTACGGACGCCTACAGCAGAAACGGCCACGGTACCACCCGCCGGGATCCCGTCAAAACAATATGTGTAGCTTTCACGGTCGCCCCATACTACGCCGGGTATAACGTCTATACCCTGATCCTGCCAAAATGCGCCGCACCATTGCCGGCGATAACAAGAAAGTATCTGCAGTGCGCGTGGAAAGTCGGTATACAGGGAAAAGTTAGGGCTAACAACGGCCTTAAACTGTTTAAGCCTGTCTAGGTACTTGTCCGGCTCCCTCCATGCGCTCATGAATTTGTAGTCGTCATAATAGAAATGGGCGATAAACTGAGACAAGTCTGTTTCCTCTTTCCAGTCGCAGAACCTCAAAAACTTATCGCCTACCGTGTCTGTCTTTTCCATAACGGGTATACCATAGAACCCCACGCACGGAAACTGCATACGGTCTTGGTTCTCAAAAGAATTGTGTTGAAACGCCGGCGGGCGGTCGTCGATCTCTAACCGGCCGTCGTACTCGTCGTCGCCGTTCTCAAAACTGAGCCCGCTCAAGTCGATCTCGAACCCGAATTCTGTCATGTCTATTCCCGTGATCTCTGACAATTCCATGCTTAACAGGTTTTCACTCCATCCGCTTTCCGCTACCTTGTTGTCGGCAAGCCTCAGCGCCTTGATTTGTTCGCCTGTAAGATTGTCGGCGCATACGCACGGTACCTCGGGCAAGTCAAGCTCCAGCGCGGCCATAAGCCGCCCGTGTCCGATAACTACAACATTGTTCTTGTCTATAACAATGGGCTGTTGAAAACCGAATTCCCGAATAGAATTAGCGATACGCTCAACCTGTACTTCCGGGTGTAGCTTAGCGTTGTTCTCGTAAGGTATCAGCTTTTTCGGGTTTTTGTACGTTATCTTCACTTGAATAGCCCTCCTCTTTTCTAATATACCACATTATTTCAGCAATTCAAATATACTGATCTGCCGTGTCTGTTCGTGTAACCGTTTCTTTGCGTTCTCGTAATATACCGGGTCAATTTCGAACCCGACGTACTCATACCCTAATTCGTGGCACGCTATGAGGCTACTGCCGGAGCCTACATGCGTATCTAAAATTAAATCGTACTCAGTGCTCGTGAAATTCCTCAATAGCCACTTATACAGCGCTACGGGCTTTTGTGTCGGGTGTATCTTGTGCTCTTTGTTCTTCATGTCGCCTTGTAACATGCCGTCCCACTTGAACCTGAAAATCCGTGCGGCTTTATTGAACGACGTCCACGCAAGTTCGCAGTCTGCGTAATGTACGCCTTCTGCTCTTTCCTTGTCCCATACTACCCAGCACTGAGACGGTGGTAACAAGTGCGCGAAATAGTTACCCCCCCATATAATCTGATTTTTCGACACCCGGCGCAATTCGTCAAAATACTCCTTGCCGGGTGCCTTTTGCGCCCATAACGCTAAGTGGTAATCGTTCCTGTTTTGTGCTACACCACCTGAAACTTTATTTGCCATATAGCCGCCTTTTGTCACGCCGCCGTAAGGTGGATCCACTATAGCAAGCTCAAAATACCCGTCCGGGTACTCTTTTAGGTGTTCCATGCAGTCGCCTAGAATAAACTCACTCATGCGCCCGTTCCTCTGTCTTTCCCTTAATATCCCAGTAACGGCCGTTCTTTTCTTTCTCGACTATCAACTTACCGTCTCTGATCCATTGCCTGATCGTTCGTACGGCCACGCCGTACTCCTTCGCCGCCTGTCTTACTGTCATGATCTTACTCCTTTTACCATCAGCGCGCCGCAATGCGGGCAAAACGGGCTTTCCTTGTGCGTGTCTATTGTCTTACATTCCGAACACATGCGACGCGTTCTAGGGCTATTAGCGCTCTTTACAGCCACCCACCGCCCCGTGCGCCTTGCGTCGGCTTTACCGTCATTATACCCCTGTTCGTACTGCTTACGGTCGTATGCAAGGGCTTTCATGAGCTCGTAACGGTTCACCTTGACGCCTACCGTAAAAACAGCCTCCATAATTGCCTTGTCCGTTTCTGCCGCTATCATGTCGGCCATACTACGGATCGTTGTTTCCATCTCTATCGGTGCAATGTACATTTACTCGCCCTCCTTTTTTGTTTCCGCGTCGTCCTCAATGTCCGAACAGTCAAGGCACATGTACCCCAGCACTTTCTCGTCCTTAACAATCATTGCGAACGCCGCACCCGG